AGCCGTCAACGCCTCAAGTATGCTCTTAGGCTTGTTCTGTCCTCGCTCAGCGTCTTTCGTTTTTGCCCATATAAGAATCGACAAACGATCGACCGCCGCCGCCAAAAGCATCGTGTCAAGCCCCAGTTTGCGGCCTGATAACTTCATCTTGATACGGCTATCATCGGGCAAGCCCGCCGCGTATATGGCCGCCTGTGACGGCCTCAGCGCCTTATAATCGTATATATGATACGTTTGCGCGAAATCGCAGATTAAGGCGCTTTCGTCCTGTGCAACCATAACGGCAAGGGTTATCAGTTTTTTAAGTTCTCACTTTCTTTGCCAGCGTCCTCAAGAATGGCGCGTACCTCTTCGATAACTCTTCTAGCAGATACGCGCCCCTTTTTAGACCGGCAAAAATCGTATAGTTTGTCTTTCTGCTTTTTCCCCAATAACTTCTCGATCGTTTCCGGCAGAACGCTCAAATCGCCTTTACTGATAGCCGTAAAGCCCTCAAGCATCTCCATATCGTCTCTCGCATCGTCGTCGATGGAATAAGCAAAACCCGTCGGCGTAATCCCCTTAACCATGTTTGGCCCCCTTATTAAGCCTTAACGATATACTCGTAATGCGTGTTGCCAGCAGAATCGGCCTGCGCCGTGATCGTGATCGGGTAGTTGATCGCATCAGAGTCCTGATAAACTACATCGCCGATCGCGGAAACCTTGCCGTCAGGAATAACGATACGTTTCATCGCGCCGTCTCTTAATGCAAGTTCAATGACGTAAACATATTCGCTCATATCCGCGCCATTGCCCGTGACGGAAATGCCCGTCGCAAGTTCGCCGGTCACGTTGTCCGCGCCATACACGACCTCATAGGTTGACTTATTCAGAACCTCAATAAGCCCGAACGCGAACGTGTTCGTTTTGCCGGTCAGATAGGACAAAACAACGTCGCCGCCCCACGCGCGATATTCGCCAGTTTCCAGCGACAGCGCATGAGTAACACCGCCGGACGCGATGTATCCAAGAGACTCAAAATCCTGTCCAAGCGCCGTGCTGGCGTTCGTCGGGAGAGCCGTCCCAATCGGCGCACGCCATACACCGCCAGCGACTTTCGGTTTGCCTGCACTAACGTTTAATGCTGTATTCGGCATCTTTATGCTCCTTTCAGTAGTAGACAAAATCAAAGACCGCCTGATACCTAGGCTGTCTCGTACTAGTGTCCGTAAAATTGTACTCAGCGTTGACCTCAACGCTTGAAATGGAATCAAGTTCTATCATGCCTTTTACGGCCTCAAGAACGCTTTCGTGCAAAGTAGCCGCGTCATACATCGTTGCGGCGTATGACTGAATAGCGACGGTTGCGGAACGGATGTGATTCTCCTCAGTGCCGCCCGTTCGCTCAATCACCACGTACGAATCCGGCGGCCCCGCCGGCACGGAAACGTACACGGGAACGTCAAGACCACTCATAAGATAGTCACGTATGATCGTCTCAATCATAAGCCGCCCCCTAACGCCTTTAGTAGCGAATTATTCTCGCTATTGTCTTTCATAGCCGCATACGACCCCGTATAGACCGTCGCTTTTGCTCGCTGTCCAGTCTGGCCCAACTTATAGCCATAACCAGTACCGGCGCGGTTCGCCACCTGTCCGGCATACTCCGACAGCACGGATCCCATTTCTTTAGATCTCAGCAATTCGCCAACGCCGGCATAGTTCAGTTCGAAAACTTTTTCACGCAAAATCCTCGCACCTCACTTTCGCGTGCCACGGTGTCGGGATATTCGCCTCGATCCCTGTGATCGGAAAGCCAACCGTATGGCATACGTGCGTCATGCCGTAAGCGTCCGTCCATGATACCTTTTTATCGACCCAGTTATGCTGATCCCCTTTCGGAATACCAAGCATATACTTGATCGTCTTTTGGTATAGCGCCGTCGCCACCGCCATCTCATCCGACGTCGGCTCTCCGACAAGCACGTTTGCGACTTCGACCGGCATTTCCGTGTAGACCGGCTCCCCGAACGGATTCGTCCCCGTCTGCGCGACCTCGTATAGCGTTACCGTAAGTCCTCTCATGACTGCGCCTCTCTCGGTACCAGTTCTTCGATGGGAGAATATGATCCGATCTTATTTGCCGCTCCAAGAAGGACTTTATCCACTTTGGAAAGATACAGTTCACCCGCCGAACCGCCCGAAATAGTCCAAGACTGACTATATCCCAAACCGCTCATGGATCCCTGTGTCGCCCCAAGCGGAAAGCCGCTGTCCGACCCATCGCCAAGCGCACGAATCACCATCCGGCATGACACAACCTTTTTCGGGCCAGCCGCCGCATCGGACTTGTACGCGTCGATGATAACCGCCGCATCGTCAAGAAGCGTTCCGCATATCGCCTGTTCGCTCGCACTCAGCGTCCGCGTCATACGTGCTTGTACGTCGCTTACTTCTGCGTATGCCATATGTCACCTCATTTTTTCTTTTTTGCGGGCGCTTTTTTAGGCTTTTCGGGCGTTTCTAAATCAGCGGCCAGCCTATGGCCAGCCGCTTTATATTCCTCGGCCCGATCGTCTGCGACCCAAAAAAACGTACCCGTCAATTTGTTGATGAATTCAATCATCACGCCGTCAGCGCATTGAAAACGGTAGTATCGGCACGGAAACCAACCTCAATTTCAGCGCGAACCGCAAACATATTCTGCTGGAAAAGGTTGATCGTTTCGGCACCGTTGACAAGCGTTGCGTCCTCAGAATAGGAGATCTCAACGCCAGCGACCGTGCCGTAAAGCGCCTGTGACCAATCGCCCGCAATACCAACGATGTTCGGTGCGCTCTGCGAACCGGCTTTATAGGCTCCCTTGCTAATCACGACGTCCGCGCCAAGGACTCGCGGCACTGCGCCCTCAGCCGCGCTATTGATAAACAGCGGCCGTCTGTCGCCGTCAACCGCGCCAAGAAGCACGCCCTGTCCCTGCGGCGACAGCACAAAACCATTCAGGATACCACCGTGAGTAGCGATGTCTGAATGAGCCGCGACAAGACCGGCGTAAGCGTCAGTACTAAGAGACTGCGCAGTGACACTCGCAAAAGTATCAAAGTTAGACGCCGGCGCCGTGCCGGTAAGCACGGTAGCATCGAATTTAGCGGCAAGCGCTCGCGGCAGTCTCGCGACCAGCGCGTCATAAAGCGCCGCTACATCGCGTCGAAATTCACGCGAAAACGGAACGATGACCGCAAGTTTGCACGCCTGCATGATCTTCGTTTCAAGCGTCGGGTTAGCGACCGTCTTTGCGTTAGTTTCGCCGACCCATGCCGCTTCGGGATCTGCCGTAATGACGTTGATCGCCGTTCCGCGGCCGGGCAGTGCGATTTCTGTAGCAAGTCTCATGACTGCCGATTCTTCCTGAACCTTTGCCATGATGACGTTCGATACTTCAACGGGAAGTGTAATGTTTGTTCTATTAGTAGGAACTCCAGCCATTTCTTTATCTCCTTTTTAAGAAAATGCTTTCTCTGCCCAATCAGCAAATAACTGCTTGGGCGTATACTTTACGTCTCCTTTGGCTTCTCCGCCGTCTCTCACGCTCGGATAACCTTTCGGCGTTGCAAATTCAAGAATTGCCTTTGCCTGTGCCTTACAATCATCCTCGTTGTCCCCCGTAAGAAGTGACGCGGGAACGCCAGTCTCTTTGGCCACGCTTTCACGGATCTCTCTGACCGCATCGGCGGCCTTGATCGCGGCTAACTCCGCTTTAAGCGACGCGCTTTCCTCGACCGCTTTCTGTAATTCGGACTTGCTCGCGTTTTCCATCTCATCAAACTTGTCCGCTTTCGCTTTCAGCGCCTCATAGTCTGCGTATTTCGCTCTCTCTCTTTTCAGCCGTTCACCGACAATCTGATCCATTTCCTCCTGAGTAAAGGTTTTAACCTCAGTAGCGTTTCCATCCTGTTTAACAGTTTCGTTCATTTTGTTTCCCTCCAATGAGTGCATTTTTAGCAATGCGTCCGCGTTGCTATACCACCTCTCGATCGCCTCAACCGTTCCCGCCGGTCTGTTCTTTGCTCTTTCAATGCAAGTCTCTTTTCCGACGTCAAGAACCACTATCTCAGCACCGGCTTTCTGATATGCCGCCATTTTTTCGTCAGACGGCAAACTGTCAATAAGCCATACGTCTTTTTCGCTTGACAACGCATGATTGATAGCGGCCTCTCTTGCTTTTAGAGCGACCTTGAGCGGCTCCCCGCTTGCCTGATACTCGCTCCCGCCAAAAGCGTGCGCGATCTTATCTGTGTCGATAATCAATTCGTTCGCTTTGGCGTTCTGCTCGACGTATGTAGTTTTACCGGCGCACGGCGATCCGCAAACAACGTGTAACATTGCTGTCCCCCGCGTTTAAGGCACGCGTTGCCATTTAAAAAAGCGCCCGTCGGCGCTTAATTTACTTTGATTTCTTCGGCGGCGGAACTCTCCAACTCTTTACGTTTGGCGTACGCGCTTCGCTTTTGAGCATTTATTTCCTCTCTGTTTTGGGCGTATGCCTGTCTCCGCATCGCGTTTATCCTATCTTTCGAATCGGCGTTTATTCCATTTAACGGCGCGTCAGGAATCGGCGCGTAATACATATCTTTGTACTTTTGCGGATCATAGCCAGCCACGCCCGAACTCCCGTCAAACCGCACCCCATAAGCGCAATCGCAATTTGCATGGATATGCTCAGCATGACCGCCCTTTAACTGTTTATCTGATACCTGTTCCCAGCCGCGCGACGCAAGCGCGATACAAAACGCACACGTATCGCCGTGCGGGATCCACGCGACCTCAGCGCCGTCCCGTTTGGCGTTCTGCAACGTTGTGTCCTGTCCGGCCTGTTTTACAAGCCGTCCGATAGCGCCCGAAACGATTTCCTCATTCAAGGACTGCTTAACGACGCCATTAAGCGTTTTCGCGACGTCTGAATAACTGGCCGTCTCAGCCGGAATCGCTGGCGGAACGGAAACACCCGACAACGCCGCTATCGCGTCATACGCCTCACACGCCGCCGCCGTTGCGCCCTCGCCATATTTCGTGACCAAATAATAGGCATAGTCGACCAGATCATCCCTCGGAATCTTTCCAAGGCCCACACCTTTCCAACGGCCATGAATATTCCATACGGCGTCACGGAATTCGTCCGCCGCCTTTTGGCTTATCGCCTTTAAAATGTCTCTGTAACGCGTCCACGTATTGAGATCCATCGTGTACACTACTGCATCACCTCAGATATTACGTTTAACCCTCGCACGCGTTGTTCCTGTGCTTTAAGGCGTCGAATGTCCGCTTGATCGAATCCAAGCATTTCCAAAAACATATCCGTTTTTGCAAAACCCTCACGCGCCGACGCAATCTTAATAGCCGCGTCCGCCGTCGCCGCAACTGACGGCATTGACGGATTCTTGAAATGAGCAACAACGTTCTTTTCTTCGTCAGACAGCCCGTCCAACGTCGTGTTGTTCGCGATTGCAAGCGCCATCTGTGCGATGACCCTCAGCGCGTCTCCATTGCCAACGTTCAACTGCTCAGCCATGCCGACAAGCGTTTGCGTCTGTGCCGCAACCGCGTCCGCTGACGTCGGGTTGGCGTCATTGACAACGCCCGTATCCGTGACGGTAAGCCCCGTTGCCGCCGAAAACTGGGTAGCCAGCACACGGATCATTTCGACGTGCGGCCCGATCGTCCCTTGTGTCAACTGCCCGAATGACGGCTTTTCGCCCGTCTCAGGGTTAGTCGTTGACGTCAGGATAGAACCGACGTACTGTTTGAATTTCTGATTTATGATCGTGTCGTACTGCTCATCCGTAACGCCCAGCAAGTATTTCTGCGGCGCCGTTGAAAACTCAAGGCCGATCGTAGCGTTAGCGATTGTCCGAACGTACCCCTGAATCAGCCGCCGTACCGGCTCCTTGATTCTTGACCGCCCGAACGGCTTTGAACTCGTTGCGTTCCACACAAGCGCTTCAATCAGCGGCCGCCCCATCCTGTGCCGGTGTTCCTCAGCACGCCATAGATCGAATTCGTCACGCCGTAAAACCCAAATTGCATCGTCAAGATAAAGGTTTATGAGCGACGGCGACCACGTTATATCATCGTCGTTAGACGGAACGCTGTCGATCACTGCGAATCCGCAATCTACACGGCCTAATTCGCCGTCCCAAATTGCCGCCGCCGTCTGCGGACTATGGAAACGGATTTTGCATCCGATTTCCTCATCTGCGCTCAGCGTCGCAAACGTGCATCCATACTTCAATTCGTCTCTGCACGCTTTCATATACTCGGCGATAAGCCTATTGCCCGCGACAATCTCCGCCAACTGTTCCGCCTCGTTGCCATCCTCAGCCACGAAACCATCGAACATAGACCGCGCCGCCAGCACGTCAACCGTTTTCGCGCCCCAACTGCATCCGATTTCAAGGCCGGCCATGCCGTCGGGTAACGCTATACCCAAGTTGACCTCGCTTAGCGATATTTTGCCCTCGTAATAACGCTCTTTTTCCTCATTTTTGTGGGCGTGATTATCGTAAACATCAAGAAGATCCGCGAATTTTGCCCGCGCTCTGTCCGTAAGTCCGATGATCTCGCCCGCAGTTACCCCAAGTAGCATTTAACCTATCCTCATTTTCCTTGCCGGATTTCGCTTTGTGACTTTCGCGCCCCATAACGCAAGCGCCGCCGCCTCTATGGGCGCCGAATCGTCACCGCCGAATCCCCAGCCGCCGCTTATCGGCCGCTTTGTTGACGTGACCGCGCTTTCCCTAAGTGCCAACTGCAAGTGATACCACGTTACCTCTTTCGCCGCCAGCGCATCCGTAAGCATACCCACGCTAGCGATAACATCACGTGCCGACGGCCTTATTACAGACCCTTTCGCACGCCATGTATCCGCGATCTTGTCAACTAATACATCGACGCCGTTTCTGCCGTCTATGACAACGCACGCCGCCGTTTTATATCTAGCGTTTAGCCATTCGGCAAGCCATCCCGTGCCTCTGCCAGTTGATTGACGGTCTATCAAAGATATTCGCGCCGGCCCTGTCGCCGGTATTACCGCACCGCAAAGAACAATCTCTGAGCCGTCTGCGGTAAACTTGATCCCGTACGCCGTCTTTCCGTCCGGCTTTTCTTCTTCGGATTTGCACGCGTCCCAAACCGCTTCGGGAATCGCAAAATCCTCAACGTGTTCAAACACCGGCGACCACCACCCAAGACGTTCACGGGCAAAACCATCGACCGCAAGCGTCCGTTTTTCCTCTCTCGTGAATTCCTCAGTCAAATGAATCCCAAGCGCCGGATTTGTGTTGTACCACGTTGATACATCGTCGATATTGATGTCCTCTAACTTCTCAGCGGCTACACTCCACTCATGCCACGCGTCATGCTCCGCCGGATCGGAAAGGCACGCGCTTCGCCGTCTGCGGAACACGTCTCCAAGACACCTCGGATACGGCGGCGTCCCTGTGTATATGATCTGACGCGATCCAGTAGCCGACGCCGCCAACGTCGCCATGATCGCCTCTGCTTGATCCTCTGTCAATTCCTGTGCTTCGTCATAGACCACAAGCGAAATACCGTCAAAGCCTCGCGCCGCCTGTCTCGACCTAGCCGAAAACTCAATCACGCCGCCATTGTCTAACTCTATGGATTCCTCTCCATTCGTATAACGAATTTGTGAAACTATATCCGTAATTTCTGGATGGCGCTTGTCTGTAAACATCGCCGCAAGCCGCCGGAAAGACTTTTTCGCCGTCCTGACTTGGTGGGCTGTATGCAAAATCTTTTCGCCGTTGACCACAAGCCCATAAAACTCACGGGCCTCAAGACAAACGTTCTTACCGTTCTGTCGCGGCAATGCAAGACCGGCCGACGTTGCCGTATACTTGCCGTCTTTTTTCCCAAGCCAGCAATCAAGTACCATCTGTTGCCACGGATCCAGCGTGTAACCGTACTCAGCCATAAGCATACCGGCGTCCGCGCCATCTGTTTCCGTCCTTACCGGCTCTATCTTGATCCTAGGCTCTTGACTTCCTCTCATGCTTTCACCGTCGGATACGCTCTCCGAACGTACCGTATTTCCGGCACCATTTCCGAATCTATGTCAACGATAATTTGGCCGCCAACGATCATTTGATCGTCGTTCCATAGCGCGTCAACGCCATACTCCTCTATATCATCCGAGACAGCCGCTATAATCTCCGACAGCCTTTGCCGTATCTCTGCCGCTCGCTCTTTTCTCATTTACGCCGTCCTGTGTTTATCCCTAACTAACTGCAATACCGTCTTGGGCTTGTCGACGTCCACGGCCTCTTGTGCCGCTTCTTCCGGCAAGCACGCCAGTATTCTATCCATGCCGCCCATATAACTCTTAAAAAGCGCCTCATAGCCCTTAAACGCGGGATTCTCACGAATTCCCTTTTGCCCGCCGCCGTTGTCATACGGGATCGCTACCGTTGTGCCGGTGATCGCGTTCCGCGCCTCATCCAGCCGTGCTTTCATCCATGCAACATTGTCGATCACCGATTCAAGCGCCGATATTTTTTCTTTGCGAACATTGCACGAAAAAAGCAACGCCGTTAGACGTTGCTTCTCTTCGTTCGCTATGCGCTCTGTATTCATTTTTTCGGCTTATTCTGCCGCTCTGCTTCTTTTCTCTTTGCGGCGGCTTTCTTGTCTGCCTCTTCGGCAATCTTTCTCATATTCGGCGTAAAATAATCGCTAGGCTCCACATAAGTGACTTTCTTGCTTGCCATAACGTTCCCCTTTCTTTATCCGTACTTTCTCAACTCATTCATGATCGCTATACTAGCGCTACTTGCCCTGTTACCATTACAATACCAGTCCGCCGTTGCCTCTGCAACCGCTTCGGCATAATTTGTCTGCGCGTATCTTGAAATAGATCCGGCAAAGTTTCTCACGCCGCCGCTTGCCCCGCTATTCTTGTACGCGTTCCTAACAATATCCTCAGAAAACGAATGTAAACCGGCGTATCCGTTCGCCTGTGCCAACTGATCTGTAAGCGCATGGCCGGCCTCGTGTAGCGCCACGGCCTCTGTGCCGGACAAATTCCCGCGCGACGGATGGTATCCCGACCGCGCCGCTTCATCCATTACGGCGTTCATCTTTTCAACGTCCGTAAAATTCTGATTCATCGCCAGTTGCTTGTTCGCCGCGTCCCAGTACCCAAGGATCGTCTGGCTCTGCGCCCCTCTTAATGTAACCGCGTCGACGTTGTTTATGGATCCCTCGAACGACGGGAAGTCAGTTGCGATCTTGTTCAGCCCGTCGTTGATGGCGTCAACAAATGGCTCGTTGCCGCTCGTATGGCGATAACTCCAAATGTCCGTTGTGCTTGTCGGATTGACGTTCGTTCCGCCCCCGCCGCCGTCACGGCCTCTCATGCTACGTCCTCTGCCCATTATTCATACTCCCTTTCATCAAGCATCCCGCGCCGTTCCTCATAAAATGACGGCACGCGAATGATATTGCCCTCTAGGCCCTCGATTTCAGACCCGTAAAAGATAACTGCGGTCGGTTCAAGCCTTTTCAGCATCTCGTTATAGCCTTTTTTGAATAGATCGTCGTCTATGCCGTTCCATTCATCATCCAGCGCGACGCCGACCGTTGAAACCGCTACGACCGACCCTTTCGGGATCCCTAAAAAACAAAACTCGTAAGATTCTTCGTCTCCCCATACGACGTCAGGAATGACGTCAATGCCGTTATCTTGCCAGTACCTAGCGCACCATTGCCGCCGGTAACAGGAAAGTATCTGTAAGGCCCTCGGAAAGTCCGTATACAATGAGAAGTCCGGCGCGATGACTGCTTTAAACTTCTTTAGCCGGTCTATATATCTGTCCGGCTCTCTCCAAGCGTTTATGAATTTGTAATCGTCATAGTAAAAATGCGCGATATAGTTTTCGTGATCCGTTACCTGATTGTAATCGCAAAACCTAAGTAATTGATCGCCTGACGTATTCGACGGATCCATCGTCGGGATCCCGTACCAATTCTCGATACGGAAACGCGCTTTCGTTTGGTTCTCAAAGACGTTCCGCCTCATCGACGCCGCCCTAGGATCTATATCGTCGAAATCGTCAGCATCCACGTCCTCAAACGCATCTGCATCAAAACCGAATTTGCTCATGTCAAGTTCGGGAAGATCTTGTAATTCGTTCGCCAGCAAATCGACGTCAAAATCAGAATTCATCGTCAATTTGTTATGCACTAACGTATAGGCCCGTCTCTGCTCATCCGTAAGGCTGTCAAGCCGTACTACCGGCACTTTCTTCAAGCCCAACTCTAAAGCCGCTATAAGGCGCCCGTGACCCTCGATGATCTCGTTGCCTTGCCATACAGCAATCGGATCGTTGAACCCGAATTCGTTGATTGACTCTTTTATCTGCTCGATCTGCTCGGCCGGATGTAGTTTTGCGTTGCCGCTGTACGGCACCAACTCGCTCGGATCGACGTACTCAATCTTTAATCTCATACCACCGTCTTTTTATGGATTCAAAGTCTCGCACATTTCGAATATCTGACCACCCGTCATTTTGTCGTTTCGTGCGGGGGTAAATCGGCGCTGGACGCGCGGGGGAGCGCCAAGGCACGCCCACGGGGGTACCCCGCCACCCGTCCGGCCGCCTGCGCCCGCTTGCGTCGTTCGCATCACCACTTGCCGTCCTGAACGTTCACCGTACGCCCGCCCCCTGCGTAATTTATTTTTGCGCCTTTTTCTTGATTACATATGTAATGGGCGGCCTGTACGTTGTTCCAGTCCTCGGCGGCGGCCCTTTTCGACTCATACCCGAATTCTTTGTATCGGGATATAGGCCGGATCTCATCAACGACGAACGACAACGGGTTAGCCGGTATACTTTTTTCATCGTAATGTATCGGCCCAAGCCTGCCCTTGCAAATGCCGCACTCTGCGTTCATTGCCTTGAGCCTTGCTCTATACTTGCGCCGTAGGGTACCATTTTGGCTCCTCGGATTTCCGGCCATTGCCATACCCCCTCGGTATTTTTTTCGGGGCCTTGATTTCCAAGACCCCCCACCGCCTATGAACAAAAGAAGCCGGCCACCTTTGCCGACTTCCCATGTCAGCATCATAGCACATACAAATGTTCTATTGTGTTCGGACTTTTAGAATCTGCTCAAAAAACTCCACAAGCGCCGCTGAATGTAACTGCCGGACGTATGAATAAGCCAATGACATATCATAAGCGATCTTCTCGAACGACGGCCGCCCCAAATGCCCGTCGCGCTTGTCCTCATCAATGTATCGGCGCTTTAAGATCTCAGCATGGGTTTTGTTTTCCATCTGCCCGATCTCGTTTTCCACTCGCTTAATCAACTCGTATAGATCTTTGAGATCCTCGGCAAATTCCCGCTCCAACTCATCAATCTTAGCAAGCGTATCCTCAAGCCGGTTTTCCGGCGACGTCTGCACCTTATCGCCGTCATAAGTGATAGCCCTCAGACCGCCAGCGCTTTCCCTGAGCGCGTCTATTTGCTCCGTGATTCTCTTAACGTCAAGCCTTGCATAATGCACCGCCGACAGATAATGCTTAGCCTTGCGGCGTGCTACCATGTTCGATACATCTTGATCCTCAAGGCCGATAGAACATTTGTCACAATCGCCGATACATTCTTGGCCGTCGCACGCTTTATTCCAACGCCAAAGACTAACGCTCATCTTCTTTACCTCTCATATCCGCACCGCAGTTCGGACAGAAATTCCGCTCTTCCGGCTCAAAATCCCTGCACTGGTCACATTCATAGTGCATATACGGAAATCCAACAAACTTACCGCCCGGATGCGCTATCCACTTTCCCTTCTTCGGCTTCTGTCCAAGGTCATATCCCAACTCACGCAACTGTTGGATTGCCGTGTCCCGTTCCCATTTTATTTGCTCGATGGAAACCGATGGAAGTTCTTCAAGGATGATTGTGATGTCCTCATCAAGGCAAAGCCCATCAGCCGTGTCGAACGTGTGGTGGTCTATTGCTTTTACTACTTCGTCTGCATCAATCAATCTCATCTGTTCTCCTCTCTGCTCTGCTACAATAATCGTCTTCGAATACTTGCATCTGCCGATAGTCACATAAATCGTCTTGGTCTATCATCGGCCGATAGAATCGGCAGTCCTTACACCTTATTATTTCCGTCTGTGCGGTCGGTGCAGAATCAATGTCATCTTTTTCGTCACCATACTGGCACGCTCTGCAACGAACACCCTTATAGTCATCCTTCCGCTTCCGACACTTCTTACAAATATTGTCCTCAATCTGCTTTATTAGTGCATCAGCGTCAACCAACCTCATCTGTTTCACCTCTCATATCTGCTCAGCGTCACGTTCTTTTGCAAATGTGTATTCGTTCATTCGGCACCCTTTCTTTTTCGCCGGTATGGATTTGCACCATACATAGTCATAGAGCCATCGACCTCGCCTGTACTTACGGTGTACTTTACGACCTTTTTACTCAATATTGCTATGCGTCTACCTATTCCGCCACGGCGTTTATCATTATTCACAATATTTCGGTGGTCTCCACAACTTCACTTGATTATCTGTCCGCGCCGGATCTGTCGTATAATCCAAGCACGCTATATGATCGCCGTACCACTTCTTGCCCTTGTACGGCCCGAAGTACAACGCCCTGCAATATCGCCCCGTTTCGCCGTCGTATGTCATATAGCATACGTTGGTACACCCAGCGCAAGACCATGACGAAAGCGCACCCATATTTCACCTCACATAAACGGCAATTCTTCGTCGATTCCGGCCGGAATGTCAATGAATCCGTCTTTATCTGCCGCTTTTGCCTCGATTTGCTCGTTTTCAGCCGGTTTTTCGCCGCTTTCGCTCTTTTTCTCGCAAAACTCGTGTCGATTTACGACAACATCCGTTGTGTAAACCTTTGTGCCATCCTCTTTCTGATAAGATCCCGTCTGTATCCTACCCTCAACGATGATCTTCATGCCCTTTTTCAGGAATTTTTCTGCAAATTCGGCGCTTTTTCGGAAAGTCACGCACCGAACGAAATCAGCGCCGCCGTCTTTACTGTCCCGATCAACTGCAAGCGTGTAGCTGGCGACCCTCAGTTCGCCGCTAACCCTGATTGCCGGATCCGCCGTAAGTCTCCCCGATAAAGTAACATTGTTCATTCGTTTTTCTCCTTTCCGGCCGATGTTCCGCACTCAGCGTGCCTTTTCGGCGTCTCCATACCGTCTTATACGTTCTAAAATTGCTCCGTTGTGCATCAAAACAGACTTCCAAGTGTCGCATCCTTTATCTGTCAGCACGATCCATCTGTATTTCGCTTTAACCGTCGCCCATTCCAACTCAAACGCGCCGTCAATCTTGCGCTCTTTGTAAACCTCGATAATTACCTTATCGCCGATCTCCACGATGCACCGCGCCCTGACTACGTCCCGTGTATACATGAC